GCCGCGCTACCTACCTAGCTGGCACTGGACCCACTTATACTCTGGCTGAGTATTACCACCAAACACAGGTTGACAGCGCCTTTCTTCAACTGCGAGCTACTAAGATCTTTACTGCAATTAGGGCAGTTAGGGCGGCCTACCAAGAGGATGCCGAGGGTGCCCAAGAGATCAGCAACCAGCGCGCTGAACTAGAGGCCTTACGACAACGACAAAACTCAACCGATCCTGAAGATGCTTTATCTGCCGAAGAACAGGCGCGCCTAAGAGCCCTGGAGGCCGGCCTTGGAGACCTGTCCGATGTGGCTGCGCAAAATAACTTTATTGCAGATCAGGCACGCGGCGGCGAAGACTATGCAAGCGAATTTCGCTCAAAAGAGCAGTGCTTTTTATTGACAAAGATCATTTCTCTAGCACAAGCCAACATGTCGAGAAGGGCAGTGTATGATACGGAGTCCGAAGGCCCCAAAGCTTATGCTGTGCAAGGCACCCCCGGTCAGATTGTGAGTCAGCTAACTTATGATCCGAGTTATTCGGCATTTTACATGATTCCACCGTCCAGGCTATCTTATCTGGTACCAGCCGTAAAGTTTTATCAGGTTTTGCACCAATATTACGGCCGGCCAAACGCTGCCGGTGAAAGGGAAACGGTTGACTTAGCTAAGCCAGTAGATTTTGAAGTTCCCTTCTTTCAACACATTACAAATCATTCAGTTGAACAGATTATGTCGGGAATGTACGGTGGTAAAGGCGGCGGAGTTGGCTTAAAATCATTTGAGTGGACCTATCAGGGCTCGAATCCCGCTTCGTCAAGAAGAGATATTAAGGCAAAACTAGTTTTACATGCTCAGTCTTTCACAGATCTCCTAGAGGAACATAGAACCTCTCTGACAGACTCTGAGGGTGAAGCATTTCAGCATGCTTTTAACTATACAGATTTGGCCATTAGAAGAAATCGCGACCACTTACAGGCACCAGACGTTCTATATCAGCAATTGAAAGTTGTTGTAGGTTGGTCTTTACCTGAAGCTACGACAGAAAGCTTACAGTTTACTCCTGATGAAGTCGCCGCAATTAGAAACTCGCGTGTGACCATGTATCTGACAATTATCGATCATTCATTTGATATTGCCGACAATGGAACTGTTGATTTTACGATTGAATATCGAGCATGGGTTGAAGGGGCCTTTACGTCACCAGAATCAAACATTTTAATTAATGAAAACTTGATGAGAAGAAATGCCGAGCGAGAAGAGGCTATGCGGTTAATGAGAGAAGACCTTTCTGCTGGCTCTGATGCTACATGTACAGATGAAGACATGGCTGAGCTTCGAAGAAGAATAACAAATTCGATTCAGCTTGACAAAGCAGACGCACACGTTTCTTTGATTGAGGGCCTGGAGAGTAACAAGCCACACTCCCGCGTATTTAGATATAGGGTGCCTGTTGCAGAGGTGGTTAGCTATATTAGAAGTCCAAATTTCGCAATGTCCCCCACGCCATACCAGTCAAATGTGCCCGATGCAGATTTGACGTCTACTACCGGAGTGGCCGCGGACTTGAAATCACAAATTAATTTCCCAACTAGCGTGGACTTTAACAATTCAGAGAACAACCCAACAGTTGAGAAGATTATGGAAAATGTTTACACAAGAGCCGCCGGCGGCGATCTAAACATACCATATTTCTTCCTTGGAGATATTGTTAATGTTGCTCTAGAAAACATTAACAAAGTAGACCTACAATCTAGTGGTGGCGTAGATGCTCTTCGTAGATTTAATAAAATGAGAGTTTTGTTAGGCCCCGTGGAAATTAGAGATCCAGAAGGGCAACAAAGCACCCCAATGCAAATCAACATGGCAGATATTCCTATTTCTGTAAATTACTTTATGGAGTGGTTTATGGGCAAGATTATTTCTAAACAGAAGGTGTCATGGTTCTTATTAGAATTTATTAAAGATTTAACAAAAGATCTTGTGCTAAGAACACTGACTTCAGAGGACTGCTTCGGCGGCGCCCATCGTCAAAGAGCTAAATTCACCAACTTGTATCTTGTGGGCTCTGAAAATAGTGGCCAAGATCCGATTGGCGCCTTAATCGCATCGAAGGCCGGAAATAGCAATTCACCAACGGGTCAATCTAAGCGCTTTTTTATTGATGAGTTTTCGGGAGTTGGCTCTAACATGCCAATTTTGGCTCAAGACGCAGAAGATGAGGAAAAGCCCACAGAAGGAATGTACCACTATGTGTTATGCTACGCCTCAGATCCAGTGCCTCGCCAGTTAAATGGTGATTTCACAAAAGACGTTAAAAAGGGAGTTTTTCACTTTCACATTGGTACCAACAAGGGTATTGTAAAACGAATTCGATTTTCAAAAACAGATCAGCCTTATTTACGAGAGGCTAGATATTTTGGCCAAGGGTATTCTGGTATCTCGCAGCTAAGAGAGCCGTATAAGGTAAGTATTGAGATGTATGGCAACTCTAAGGTATTCCCAGGACAAACTATTTTTGTGGATCCTGCTGGATTGGGATACGCACTGGGTAGACCAAATGAAGAAGGCTCATATGCTCATTTATTGGGTTTAGGCGGCTATCACATGGTAATCAACGTAAAGAACGTCATCGAAAAGGGCAAGTACGACACAACAGCAGAGTGTGTATGGGTCTACCGAGGCTCCCCAGCCGGAGAGATCACTACCGGTCCCGATCCGACCACTCCGGTTAGAGCCTCGACCGAGTGTCAGGTCTGGAGTCAGGTCGGAGATGAACTTCAGGTTCACAGCGGCTATACGCCCCCGCCTGCAGGCGAAGCGCCCGTACCAACAGCAACAGATACATCGGGGGATGATACATAATGGAAGTTCGTGGAATAGACCCAACAACTAGAGAGTATAAGGGCAAAAACAAGCTGTCCACTCTGGCCTTATTTTATTATCGCACACTTTATTCTGCCACTTTTACAACTGGCGGACTCCGCGACATCAAAAAAAGTGTTCGTAATTTTGATTATGGAGAGAGAATTTTTTATGGTCGTGTAAACCATGAAATGGCCCCAATTATGCCAAAAGAAGAGTTTTTGGTAATGGCCACATCTTTGCGCGCAGACAAGGTTGTTAAAGTTATGAATTTCGTAGCCAAAGCCTTTGAAGACTTCCAAAACGCGTTCTTCGTCGCTACTGAAAAAAAGCAAATTAGTTTAGACGAAGGTTTTATGTCCCGCCCAGCCCCGCTGAAGGGCTTCGAATCCGCGGTCGCCAGCTATGGCGAGTATCGCCGGGCGCTGTACGAATTATTTGTAGAGAAGTTAAAGAAAGACAAGCAAAAAGAGATTTATATCAGAGACTTTGACTCATTTGTTCCGTATCTTGACAGTTTTATCGAAGATATCGCATCAGTGGCACCATTCACATTCAGCGCCTATATGCGAAGCAAATATGCTTCACCGCATACAACAGGGCTGGTCATTGATTTAGCTGAATTTAATGCCTCCAAGGATGAAAAGAAGGTCGCCCGAGTTTACAACAATCAGAATTATCCATTTTATGAAAACATGGCAATGCAGTTCGGATTCAGCATTGACAAGAACGTGCCATATAGATTGGTCGCAGATTTGAACTCGCCTGCCATGATCAGATATATGAAACAGTTTGGATTCAACGATCATATAGATGTGTTTAGAACTTGCTATCAGTTGACATGTATCAAAGATTATAATGTTTTTAAGTCTTTATATACAACATATTACAATTCTTATGTGTCTTTCAACCGTTCTGTGTCTGTCCCGAGGATGAGGAAAGATGGAAAGTACACTCCAAAAAATATTTTTAGAGAACCTAAAGATCTTGTTTCGATTAATGTAGAATATGGAGAAAAGTGGTTTTTGGAAAAATACATGAAAATTCGAAATGCGGAAGAGGGCGGAAAGTACACACCAGAAAGAATGAAGCAATTAGCAGATCGTGCCAATCGTATCAGTAAGGTGCGTACGAAAGAGCATGCTTTGGTTTTGGTAGATCAACAGTTTAGAGATGTGTCACATATGCCAGGGTCGGTAAACCACATACAGAAAAACTTTGAAAAAAGAAAACAAAGAAATGGCCAGCCATCCATGACAGCCTCTCACGAGACAAAATATTAAAAAAAGCTTGACAACTTTGTTGCTTCCGGTTATTCTCTAAATCAAAGGTAGGTGTGCGTGCTTTTTCAAGCCCTCGATAATAAGCAAGAGTGTGTCGGCATTTATGTCGATAGCAAACTTGTGTATGAAGACTTTCCACAAAATTTAACACGAACTTGGTCGTATTCTCCGTCAATTGACGACGAGCAGGTTGAGTACGCTAGCCTGTATTGTGTCGGAAGCGAGTTAGGGGACGTATGCCCAGAAGAGCATAAGGAAGAATGGGATAGGGTCTCTTCACGCATGCGAGCTTATTTAAAGGCCTTTGTGTCTTCCGGTGTTTCGCTGGATGAAAACTGCTACTTCGATTTGGTGCCCGAAAGGTATCTTATGGAGTTTTGCGAGATCAAGAACAAAATTACGGAACATGTTTTCGCTGAGTACCCTCGTCCTGAAAACTATGAGCAGACCCTAGCAACGACAAGACTAGTCAGCCAAATCTCCGCTCAGAAGCTAAATATAAATCCTAACAACATCAAGCAGTTTCGTGCTAACAAGCAGTGCCGAAACCTACTAAAAAAGATTAATAAAACGGCCCCATATTGCAAGTACATTGTAGATGGTACAAAAACTGGTCGTTTAACCACTAGTCCAACCAGCTTTCCGATACTCACTTTGAAAAAAGAGCACCGTACCATTCTAGAGCCAAACAATGACTGGTTTGTGGAGCTAGATTTTAATGCCGCAGAATTGAGAGTCTTGTTATCACTGATTGGAAAAGAACAGCCAGAACAAGATATCCATAATTGGAACATTGATAATGTTTTTCGCGGCAATGGAACCAGAGAGGAGGCCAAAAAGCGCGCATTTGCGTGGTTGTATAACCCAGAGTCTGAAGATCACTTGATGAATCGGTTCTATGACCGCGACAGCGTTTTGGGTCAATATTGGGATGGCAACAACGTCAAAACCGTGTATAATCGTCAGATTCCCGCAGACCGCTTTCACGCACTCAATTATATTATTCAGAGCACATGCGCAGACATGGTATTAGAACAGGCATGCAAGATCCGCTCGCTATTGGCTAATAAGCGCTCTACAATTGCGTTCGTGATTCATGATAGCGTGGTGCTTGATTTCGCAGATGAGGACCGTCAGGAGCTAATGTCGCTTGTGAATGAATTTTCTTCTACAAGGCTCGGCAAATTTATGGTAAACATTAGTGCAGGCAAGAATTTTGGTAAGCTTAGGGAGTTGAGAGTAAATGGATAAAGTAATTGGTTTGGGCTCAGCTGGCGTAAACATTTTAGCTCAGCTTATGAATTATCCACAGTATACGGGATACTTCATTGATACTGATGTTACAGGTCTCAAAAAGAACGGTTTTTACAGGCTTGACGAGCAAAACTCCCCGGAAGACTACGAGGCTAACTGCCCTTCGTTTAAGAGCTTCCTCCGCTCAGCAGGACCAGAGGTTTCGGTAATCTTGCCATCTTCTGGCCGTATTTCAGGCGTCAGTTTGGCTCTGCTGGAACAGATCAAGGATCGTATGATCAACGTTATTTTGGTGAGAGGGAATGAGCGTCAGATCGGTGCTCATACGTCTGCCATTGATCGCGCCACTACCGGTGTTCTGCAAGAATATGCAAGATCAGGCCTATTCAATGAAATCTGTATTATCAACAACAAGCAGGTTGAAGAGGTGCTTGGTGAGGTGCCCATGATTGGATATCATGATGCCATCAACAGCATGGTATCAAACACCATTCATATGATGAACGTTTTCGACCATCAAAAGCCTGTGATTTCCGATATCGCACCAATTCCAGATATTTACAAGATCTCAACGTTGGGCTTTTGGGAGTTCGATGAGAAAAATGAAGAAAAGTTGTTTTTTCCTCTTGACACTCCCCGCATGATGAGATATTATATAGCTATCAATCAGCAACAGCTTGAGACCGATGGAACACTAAATAAAAAAATCAACGACTTTTTAGAAAAAACAAAAGAAAGAGAAATCGACATTTCATATGGCGTTTACTCTACAAAATACGATAAAAACTTTGTATACTGTAAAGCGTACACTAACATAATTCAGGAGATCAAATGATTGTATATACTGGAACTTTTACCAAGGCAGATGGCTCAGCCCGAACCATGCATTTTGCAAGGCTCACAGACCTGCCAGATTCGTTTCTGGCGGCTCGTGTGAAGGGCGGAGAGGTTACGGAGGCCCGCGCCGAAGCAAAGGCCAAGATGCTCGCTGAGGGCAAGGAAACAGTATGGGATCTGGAGGCCAACAACTTCCGGGTATTTAATTGGAACACAACCGTGGATGATGTATGTGAAGAGGAAGTAGAAGAATTAAACTTTTTTCAAAATAATGCTTGACTTCTGTGAAGAAGGGTGTTATATTGATAAACAGAGGTTCGGGACATTTGCCGGGCCTACTATAGCCAAGTGCAAAAGGAGAAAATGTAATGGCAATTGACATGAAGGCAATGCGCGCCAAGCTAAGCGCACTCAAGAATGGTGGAGGCAACCGAAACGTCTTTTGGCGTCCGCAGGACGGCGATCAGGACATTCGAATTGTTTCACCGGAAGATGGAGATCCTTTCAAGGATTTCTATTTCCACTATAACGTAGGAAACAACAGTGGTTTCTTATGTCCCAAGAAGAACTTTGGAGACGACTGTGCTGTATGCAGCTTCGTTCGATCCCTTTATGATGAGGGAACCGAGGAGTCAATCAAGATGGCCAAGTCGCTCACCGCACGCCAGCGCTTCTTTTCCCCGGTCGTTGTCCGCGGCGAAGAGCGTGAGGGCGTTCGAATTTGGGGCTACGGTAAGACTGCTTATGAGACCCTACTCAACCTTGTACTGAACCCCGACTACGGTGATATCACCGATCTTGAGGAAGGTACAGACCTCACACTTAATTACGGAAAGCCTGCAGGTGCCGCATACCCGCAGACCAAGATCCAACCTCGCCGTCGTACCAGTGCGCTAGTTGACTCTCCTGAGCAAGTAGCTGAGCTGATCGATAATATCCCAGAGTTTCAGTCGCTCTTTGACAAGAAGACTCCGGCAGAAGTCGAGACGCTCCTAGACGCATTTCTTTCGGATGACGAAGATGCCGAGTCGCGCTCTAGTGAGTCCCATCGCTACGGAACCTCCGAGAAGGAAACTAGCACTGTAGATGAAGCTTTTGACCAGCTTCTAGCATAACGGCGCGCCCACAGGGAGGCATAGGGTTATCAGGTGCCTCACTCTTTACATAGTATGAACTTTGCCAGTTTTAGGAGATATTGATGGCAAGAAGGAAAAAGTCTGCTGGTGCGGGTAAGATGTCTATTGCTGACATGCGCGCCATCATTAACAAGAAAGCTGGTATGGAAGTTGCCCACGACCTGTCTGGCGAGAACCCCACAGCGGTAAAGGATTGGATTCCTACCGGCTCTCGGTGGTTAGATTCGATTATCTGCAAGGGTTCCCGAGCAGGCATTCCAGTGGGCAAGGTCACAGAGATTGCGGGCCTGGAAGCGTCTGGTAAGTCGTTTCTTGCGGCCCAAGTTGCAGCAAATGCACAGCAGATGGGTATCGACGTCATTTACTTCGATTCTGAGTCTGCTATTGACCCGGCATTTCTTGAACGCGCTGGCTGTGATGTGGACACACTACTATATGTACAGGCGACGTCAGTTGAGTTTGTGTTGGAGACCATCGAAGATCTTCTCTCAAACAATGAGAATCGGATGCTGTTTATCTGGGACTCGCTGGCTCTTACGCCCTCTATATCAGATGTAGAAGGTGACTTCAACCCACAGTCATCTATGGCCGTGAAGGCTCGTATCCTTGCAAAGGGAATGAGTAAACTTACGGTCCCAATCGCCAATTCGCAGAGCACCTTTCTGGTACTGAATCAGCTTAAGTCAAATATCACCCGCTCCCCGTCAGAGGCACTTGTAACGCCCTATATGACTCCGGGCGGCAAGGCAATGATCTATGCCTATTCGCTGCGAATCTGGCTTACAGGCCGCAAGGCGAAGGCTAGCTACATTACCGATGAGAAGGGCTTCCGCATCGGCTCTGAGGTAAAGGTAAAGTTGGAGAAGTCGCGCTTTGGAACCCAGGGCCGACAGTGCAACTTTAAGATTCTATGGGGCACACATGCAGTTGGAGTGCAGGACCGAGAATCATGGTTTGAGGCTATTAAGGGCTCGGACCACATCAAGCAAGCTGGCGCATGGTTTACTCTCGTATATGCCGATGGCACAGAAGAGCGATTCCAAGCATCAAAGTGGATTTCTAAGCTAGAGAACGAGAAGTTCCTCGCCCGAGTCGAAGAAATCATGGACATTGAAGTTGTCCAAAAATTCAACAACCGAGAAGGTTCAGCCGAAGATTTTTATGGAGAAAAGGATGAACAATAACATTGAAGCAAAAATGACCCAATGGGGTCTCGCAACAGTGAGCGACAACATTATTCAACGTTGCATGGAAAGCGCGTCAGCATCAGCGGACGAGTATATTAAGGCCGCTGATTACCTAAACCGCCAGGGCCTAGAAGTTGTCCATGTTCCTAATTTTGACTATGCTGCTCACACCTCGTGGGCTCCAAAGGATAGTCCACTACTTAAGGAAGCACAGACCCGGGCTGGAGGTCTTAACGCAATTAAGGCTAATCGATACAAGGACCGCTTTGATGACGGTGAGACTCTTAAGCGCCCACCCATTGAGTTCTGGACAGGAGAGGAGACCATCCCAGGGATCGGCCACACTCGTACCGATGCCAAGCGTCGCTCTACAAACTCTGTTGGTCCGGCCTTTTTCGTTGACCTATCAGCTAAGTCAAAGTTGGCTCAACGTGCCATCATTTTGGAGATCGCAAGTTATGGCAACAAGGAGTCCAAGGACGACCGTGACCTTGACTCAATGAGCGATGCCGCAAAGCAGTCGGTAGCTTACTGGAATATCGTCATGGAGATGGATCCCGATGCCGACGCCTCTGAGTTGGCCCTAAAAGAACAGCTTAAGCTACGAACTGAATATGACAAGCTCTCAACAGACGAGGAAAAGGAGGAGTTTCGACTCAACTGGCACGCTAGTTGGATGGATGCGAGATACCAGTATCAGTTCCGCAACCAAGGCGAGCGAACCAAGATTTACAAGGTTGCATTTACGGAGGCTCGTTTCTCACCACTAAAGGAAGAGGAGTGGACCGCCGAGGGCTTGGCAGACGTATATACTAGGTTCTGGCCCAACAACGAGTGGAACCCCACGGAGTGGTCCATCAAGGAAAAGCCAGAAACTTCAGTACACCAGTTTATTACCGGGTTCGCAACACACAGTCGCAACTATCGACGCACTGTATCGGATTTGGGCTGGAACTATGATGGCACATACACTGTAGAGACTATGATTTATGGCAACCCAAAGGTAACAAACCCAGACACTCGCGCTGCAAATATTGAGTCTCACCTTAAGGTATTGACCGAGTACAATAACAATGCACGCCGTACAAAGTGGGGCCTACCAGAGTACAAGAAGGTAATCTTTTTGCAGGGCTTGATCACTGAAGATGATGACAGTTACGCATACGAGTGGAACACCCAGCACAGGCGTTTTGATCAAGTAAAATAAAAGATCACTTCTTTTTAAAAAAGTGCTTGACTATATATCTAATGGATGTTATATTAATAACATAAGGAGAAAACATTATGAAATCAAGCATCTTGCTAGCCTTTGTCGCCCTTATGAGTACGGGCTGTTTTTCAGCCCATGCTCATTATACGCCGCCAATCGTATATGCACCCCCCGCTCAACCAGCAGTGGTGATTACGCCCAGTTCCGTGGCTATCCAGTGGCACTATGTGTATATTAACACGACTTGGGTCCGCCGTGCCGGTCCACCTCCACGCGGCTCGGTTTACCATGCACACCCTTCGCATCGCCACTCGGTGATTGTACACCGCTCCTCCAGTGGCCATCGCGCACCAGCATATCGCTCTAGTAGCCGGTCAACCAATCACAGGCATGTGGTTAGGCCTAGCAACTCTCAGCGCCGCTCCTCGGTTCGGACTAGCCAAAGTCGCAGTTCAACTAGGAACTCACACAGCCGGGGCACAAACCAGACCAACAACAAGAACGGCCGTTCAACTCGTCGTCGCTAGGAGGCTACAATGTTTAAGAAGCTAATCTCTATCCTGCTTTTGGCAGCCACAGGCTGTGTCCCTGCAACCCCTGGTACCTTGTCTGGTGGTGTCAGTTACCAACACGACGGCTACGGTCCAACCGTGCACGATCAACACCATAGCGGCTACGGTCCAATTATTGTTGACGCATACGCGGAGTGTTGGGAGTACTACCACGACTGGGGTGGCTGGGGCTGGTACTTTGACGCAGTTGTTGATCACCCATACGGCCCATCTGAGATTGAGTCTGTGTGGGTAGACATCTACGGCCCCTACAGCAGCGCACACTACGCACTATACGATGGAATCACGCTTCAATACCCAGTCGAAGCCCCAGGTGCAGAAATGTATGGTTTTTCTACTGTGCCAAATGATGGTCTTTGGATGTACTCTACAAAAGAGTCGCCACCACTTAATTGTTACTCTGGCACCGCTTACGAGATTCATACCACGGCGTACGATTGGGACGGAAACTATCAGACTGTCATTCAATATCTTTAAAATTTCCTCTTGACTTGAGCCTCCTTATCTGTTATATTATTAATAGTTAAGGAGGCTCAAATGTATTCAACTGACGACGGCACCATACATGAACTGCGCGGCCGACACAAGAGGTTTATCGAGGCCTCAGCACGCACAGCAGAAGACTCGGAATTTCCCAACTACCGACACGGTGCCCTTCTTGTTCGCGGTGGATCAATTATAAGTTCCGCTTTCAACAAGAGTAACCATATCAACTGGGCGAATAAGTTCCGCAACAAAGATTGTGGCCATGCAACCCACCACGCAGAAGTGGGAGCTGTCCTCGGAATGGCCCGCGAAAAAACGACAGGTGCAACGATGTATGTTGCCAGGATCGGTAAAACAGGAGAGCTTAAAATGTCAAAACCTTGCGAAATGTGCCAACAAGTGCTTGCACATGTGGGTGTAAAAAAGGTATACTATAGCATCGATGACGAACACATTGGTTGTATCAAACTGTAACTAACGGAGAAATGATGAAGAATTTTGGTTATGCCTGTATCAATATGGGCTTTTCTACACGTCCTAAGTCCAAGCGGATTACTACTAATCGTACAATGATCAAGCGCACGTTCCTTGAGAAGGGTATTGAGTATGCTTCCGAGCTTGCGCTGCAAAACCTACGCGATCTGCGCACTATTCTAGAGTGGAACCTAGAGAACGATATTTACTTCTACCGCCTGTCTTCAGACATCATCCCTTGGGCCAGCGAGTACGAACTTACAGATATGCCAAACTATGGTGCTATTCATGCTGCAGCACTATCTGCCGGCAACTTCGCTCGCGAGCACGGGATGCGCCTCACTTCACACCCTGGCCCGTTCAACAAGCTTGCATCCCCCAAGGAACGCGTCTATCAGCTTACAGCCAAAGACCTGACCGTGCATGCTGACCTGTTTGATCTCATTGGTCTGCCTCGCACACCCTATGCCAAGCTCAATATTCATGTCGGTGCAGCCTATGGCGATAAGCCCTTTGCACTTGACAACTTCTGTCGCAACTTCGAACGCCTACCGGAGTCCGTGCGATCCCGCCTGACTGTCGAGAATGATGACAAGCCGTCACTGTATTCTACCAAGGAGTTGTATGACGGTGTGTACAAACGCATTGGTATTCCTATTGTATTCGACTATCACCACCACATGCTCCACCCCGGAGGTCAGACTGAGCAGGAAGCACTAGAGCTAGCCCTGTCTACATGGGGCGATATCAAGCCTGTGGTCCACTATGCCGAGTCCCGGTCGCTAGAGCACAACAACCCCAAGATCAAGCCGCAAGCGCACTCTGATCGCGTTGTGCGCCCGTTTGACGACTACGGCCACGACCTCGACGTTATGATCGAAGCAAAGCACAAAGAGCTTGCACTTCTTGAGTATCGTGATATAATGAATGGACAGATTAGGGAGGCATCATGAGTGACGCTTATGCAAAAAGTGTAGAACTATACTCTGACGGAATTGGAAGAGTAGACTATGTAAACCACATGGGTGACGACCTTACCGTCGTAAACAGCGCGCGCGTTTCATTCGGCGTGCAGAAGGATACACTAGATGAGAGAGACAAGAAGCTCATCAACTACCTTATTAGGCATCAGCACACTTCGACTTTGGAGCACAATCTCATTACTTTCAGGTTCTGTGTTCCTCTGTTCGTTCGGTCTCAGCACCATCGTCATCGAACATGGTCTTATAATGAGATTTCTCGACGCTATACCGATGTAAACATCCAGTTTTATGAACCGGATTCATTTAGGACACAGCACAAGAGCAATCGACAGGCAAGCAATGCTGAAGAGTTGATTAATCCGCTTACTTCCTATCCTAATAAGGAGCAATATTCGGCCATGCCCGCAGCATCAGCCGTGAGGCTTCACAACCAAAATAGCCTGCTTCTTTTTGAGAGGCTTGTTGAATCTGGGGTGTGTAGGGAGCAGGCCCGAGGCGTCTTGTCTCAGAATATGTATACAGAATATTATGGAACTGTTAATCTATCTAACTTGCTCAAGTTCATTCAGCTACGAACTCATGTGGGAGCACAGTGGGAAATCCAAAAAGTCGCAGAAGCGTGCTTGGAAATTGCCACGGATCTTTTCCCAGAAACAGTAGGGGCCTATCGCAATATCAGGAGTGCAGCATGAAACGAGTGCTTATTGTTGACGCACTAAACATGTTCTTCAGGGCTTACATTGTAGACCCCAGTCTTTCAACCAATGGGCAGCCTATTGGCGGCCTCAAGGGTTTTCTCAAGATTCTGCAGAAGCAGATCCGCGAGACCAAGCCTGATCAGGTGGTTATTGCGTGGGATGGCTTTGGCGGATCCCGCAAGCGCAAGTCTGTAAATAAGAACTACAAGGAAGGTCGCAAGCCTATCCGTCTAAATCGCTCTATCCGAAACATGACAGAGAATGAGGAGATGGAAAACAAGGTATGGCAGCAGACCCGCGTGTTTGACTACCTTAACGAGATGCCAATTGCACAGATCATGCTTCCCGAGGTGGAGGCCGATGATGTCATTGCAGCAGTGACCAATCTGGATTACTATAAGGGTTGGCAAAAGGTAATCGTATCCAGCGATAAGGACTTTTTACAGTTGTGCGATCACGAGACCGTACTGTACCGACCAATCCAGAAGGTGGTAATGAACCGAAATAAGGTCATTGAAGAGTACGGTATTCACCCGGTCAACATGGCCCTTGCTCGTGCAATTGTGGGCGACAAGTCGGACAACCTTGACGGCATCCCCGGCATCGGCCTAAAGACTGTTGCCAAGCGCTTTCCGTTTATGGAGAATGAGGAATATTGCACAATTGATAACCTTGTGGAGCACTGTCAATCACACGAGGACTCCAAGCTCAAGGTGTACCAGTCAATTGTAGAGAATCGTGAACTAATTGAAGAAAACTACGGACTTATGCAGTTGTACGTCCCCTCGCTTTCGGTGCAGGGAAAGCAAAAAATTAAGTATACTGTAGAAAATGCAGAAAAATTCTTCAATCAAACTGAAATCAATGTTATGATGCTTGAGGATGGAATGGGAGTGTGGGACTGGTCAACCCTGTTCACAACCATGAAGCGAATTGTATCAGACAACAAGAACCGAGAAGAGTAAATGGAAGAAAAGGCATCTTTTAGCCGCTACGGGAAAAACTTCCAAGAGGGCCTATGTCAGCTTATCTTGGAAGATCGCCCCTTTGCTGATCGTATAACGGAAGTGCTCGACTTGAACTTTCTTGAGCTGTCTTATCTACAGACATTTGCCAAGAAGATCATCAATTACCGTGAAAAGTATGGTGTACATCCAACGTATAACACCATGCTCACGATCTTTCGCACGGAGCTAGAGGAAGAGCCAGAGATCGTCCAGACTCAGGTACGCAAGTATTTCGCTCGCATTCACAAGAGCGACGTCGAAGGCCCAGACTATATTAAGGAAGTTTCTTTGGATTTCTGCCGCAAGCAGAAACTGAAAGAGGCAATGCTCCAATCAGTAAAGTTGCTCAAGACTTCCTCGTATGATGAAATCTCACAAACCATCAATGATGCCCTAAAGCTTGGTTCAGACAACAATTTTGGATACGACTATGTGGTTGATTTTGAGGAGCGATTTAAGTTCAAGGCCCGCGACCCGGTAACTACTGGTTGGGACGAAATTGACGACATCTGCAAACAAGGCCTTGGAAAAGGTGAGTTGGGGGTTGTCATCGCACCCACAGGCGCCGGCAAGTCCATGGTTTTGGTCCATCTGGGCTCAACGGCTGTTCAGGCCGGCAAGACCGTTGTACACTATACATTAGAGTTGCGAGATACCACTATTGCCTGTCGATATGACAGCTGTCTCACGGGTATCCCCCTTGGTGAGTTGACAAATTTTAAGGATGACATTTTTGAGGCAGTGCAAGAGGTAGAAGGTCAGCTGATCGTCAAGGAGTATCCTACTAAATCAGCCAGTATTAAAACCATCAAAACGCACTTAGAGACTCTAAAAAAGAGGGATATTCATCCCGATATGATCATCGTTGATTATGCAGATCTGTTGCGATCAATTAGCAATCATCGAGAGAAAAGAATGGAACTTGAATCTATTTATGAAGGACTACGAGGTCTAGCACAGGAGTTCGACTGCGGAATTTGGACAGCTTCACAAACGAATCGTTCTGGCCTTAATGCTGAGGTTATTACGATGGAGTCAATTTCCGAAGCGTTTAACAAGTGCTTCGTCGCGGACTTCATCTTCTCAGTCTCCAGAACAGTTCAGGACAAGACGACCAACAGCGGCAGAATCTTCGTTGCAAAGAATCGAAATGGTCCAGACGGGATTATCTATCCTATCTATATGGACACAAGTCGGGTAAAGATCAAAGTCTTCGCCAGTCAAAATGAAACAATTGAAAGTGTGGCCGCTGTATCAGCCAAAGAGCAACAAAAGTCACTAAAAGAAAAGTACAAGAAATTTAAGGAGAACAATTAGTAATGAAAGAGACAACCGTGAGAAAGTTCCGACTATCGGACACATTTATTGAGCCCTATACAACTGCCGAGGTGCCCTGGGGCCCCCTAGGGTATGTTACGTTTAAACGCACATATGCTCGTAGGCTGAGCGAGTTTGAGGCAGCTGCTGAAGGCACAGAAGAGTGGTATCAGACCTGCCGACGCGTTATTGAAGGCATGTTTACAATTCAGAAACGACATGTATTCATGCTAGGCCTTGAATGGAACGACGCCAAAGCCCAGCGCACAGCTAAGGATGCTTATGATCGCCTATTCAATCTCAAGTGGACGCCCCCGGGCCGCGGCCTTTGGATGATGGGTACCGAGTTTGTAGAAACACGCACCGGCGCCGGCCTTTTCAACTGTGCTTTCCGCTCTACACGCGATCTATCAGCAAAGGGTGGCTATTTGTTCGCATGGATTATGGATGCCCTCATGGTTGGCATCGGCGTGGGTTTTGATACTCTCGGAGCAGGCACAGTCACTATCAAGGAGCCTAGTTGGACTGATGAGGTCTATGCAATCGAGGATTCACGAGAGGGCTGGGTTAACAGTGTTCGTCTACTGATTGACGGGTATATGTTCGGCTCCCAGGTACCGCAGTTTGATTATTCCAATATTCGTCCTCACGGCGCCCCCATCCGCGGCTTCGGTGGCACGTCCTCCGGCCCGGATCCTCTTATTGAGTTACACGACAATCTAAAGAATCTTTACTCTGGAAAGATCGGAGAACAGATTACTTCTGTTGACATTGTTGACACTGAAAATCTCATCGGCCGTTGTGTTGTTGCGGGTAACGTCCGCCGCTCTGCAGCGCTGGCTCTTGGCTCCCATGATGATATGGAATACTTGCAGATGAAGAACGATCAGGAGGCACTGTACCACCATCGCTGGGGCTCCAACAACTCGTTTCACGCAAAGGTGGGCATGGACTACACTTGGCATGCCAACCAGTCGCAGAACAATGGTGAGCCTGGGTATATCTGGCTTGATAACGCTCGCTCAAGGGGCCGCTTCAAAGATCCCGAGCGCTATGATGACCGCAACATTATGGGCTTTAATCCATGTGTTGAGCAACAGCTTGAAGATGCTGAGTTGTGCTGCCTAGTAGAGACGTTCCCGGCTAAGCACGAGACTTACGAAGATTACCTGAAGACTCTCAAGATTGCTTATCTATATGGCAAAACAGTAACCTTGGTGAACACCCACTGGCCCGAGACTAATGCAATCATGCTTAAGAATCGCCGGATCGGCCTCTCACAGTCAGGTGTCGTTCAGGCGTTCAACAAGCACGGCCGACGCACAATGCTAAACTGGTGTGATCGTGCTTATGATCATGTGCAGGATCTTGACGAACAGTATTCTAATTGGCTGTGTATTCCGCGCTCTATCAGAATGACATCTATCAAGCCTTCTGGCACCGTGTCATTGTTGAACGGCTCAACACCCGGCATCCACTTCCCAGAGGACGAGTACTACATTCGTCGCATTCGTTTCTCAACAACTTCAGAATTGCTTGAAAAACTAAAGGAAAACGGGTATACTATTGAAAAGGATGCTTATTCTCCCAACACGATGGTTGTTGAGTTCCCGGTTAGGGAGCCGTACTTCCAGAAGGGTAAGAGGGATGCAAGTATGTGGGAGCAGCTTGAGATCGCAGCGCAGTATCAGCACTATTGGGCAGACAATTCAGTTTCTGTAACCGTATCATTCAAGCCCGAAGAAGGCGACCAGCTTCGCGAAGCTTTGGAGATGTATGAAACCAGACTAAAAGCTGTGTCTTTCCTCAAGTACGAAGAGACTGGATATGAGCAGGCCCCATATGAGCCCATTACAGAGGAAAAGTATGAAGAAATGGTAAGCAGGATCAC